GAGGCCCGGGGATCGAGCAGCCCGCGCATCGAGGCCCGGGGATCGAGCAGCCCGCACATCGAGGCCTGGGAATCGAGCAGCCCGCGCATCGAGGCCTGGGAATCGAGCAGCCCGCACATCGTGGCCTGGGAATCGAGCAGCCCGCGCATCGTGGCCCGGGAATCGAGCAGCCCGCACATCGTGGCCCTGGGATCGAGCAGCCCGCACATCGTGGCCTGGGAATCGAGCAGACCGCGCATCGAGGCCCGGGAATCGAGCAGCCCGCACATCGTGGCCCGGGGATCGAGCAGCCTGCACATCGAGGCCCGGGGATCGAGCAGCCCGCACATCGTGGCCTGGGAATCGAGCAGCCCGCGCATCGTGGCCCGGGAATCGAGCAGCCCGCGCATCGAGACCCGGGGATCGAGCAGCCCGCATATCGAGGCCTGGGAATCGAGCAGCATCCAGGCTTACCCAATAGGCGTAAATTGTAGGGCCAAAATAAAACTGTTCGGATATGCGGTTATTTCCATCCCCTTTCTGTTTAAGGGGGAAATCTCAAAGACAAAAAATGCACATATCCAAAAATGCGAGAATATCGAAGATTGGTTTGGGGCCAATGGAATCGAAGAGAGAAAAACGATTGTCCTTTTTAAGCGCGTGTCCCTAGATTTCAAAACTCAAGAAAAAACGCCGAACGAAACGACCTGGAAAATAGGGAAGACAATCGCTCATCCCGCATGGTCTCCAAAGGATTCTGAGTGCGGCGAAGGGAAATATCACGCTTGCTCCAGACCCTATTTCTGCGATGAATTCCGATCGGAGCGGGATGATAAATATATCGCTATTTCAATAGCCCTGGTCGATACATATGCCTGGCCGAATCCGTCGTATCCCCATAAGATCGCATTTCGGAAAGGGCGAGTCCTGTACGAGTGCGATAGGTGGGGCGAAAAAATATCGTCAATCCCGCCGGACGATCCGGCGAACAAATCCAAATAGGAGGTCGATATGCAAATCGATCAAACAGTAGTGACGGCGATTCTCGCACTTTTGGGCTCAGGTATTGTCACCGCATTAGTGCAGGCCCTGAAAACCTGGTTGAAAAGCACCTGGTTCGGCAGCGATGCTGGCGCGAGGGTCTTGGCGGGGGTCTTGTCCATTGGGGGCACGGCCTATGTGCTGATTAGTCAGCATATTTTCACCATCCTGGCCTTGGTGATTTACGGCGCCGTGGTCTTTGGTTCATCGACGGGACTTTTCAAGTTGACCGCCGGTGCGCCTGCCCCGAAGTCCTGACCTATGGCGACCCCGGGGCCTTTCTGGGCGTCAAGTTAAGGGCATCGAAAACATGCGGGCCGGGGTCGATCGCGGCTCCGGCCCGACGGAGGATCCCATGCCCCACCACCTTCACCCGCCGAAACCGCCCAATGTGGTAAAGGATAATTACTTCGGCTCATCCTATCGCCGCCGAGAATCTTTCGAGACGTTCGGCGTCCACCCGACGTGCAAAGGATGCTTTTATCCCTGCAAGAACTATGCAGCGCCAAATTCGGTTATCCGGTTCTGCCCGGCGATGAGGCAAGATTCATGACCACCCGCAAAGCCGACGCTATAAAATAATCCTTGACAACTAAAATATTAAGCGCCTAAATAGTAGGCGTGGACGGATTCCTGATCTCCTCCTTTTCCCGCCGGGGTGAGGTTTGTTCATGAGCCCCGCCCCGGCACTTTCCTCCCCATCGAAAATCATTATCCATCATTCTGCTTGCGGCGACACTTCGTCCCTCGAATGGAATGCTATCCGCCGATGGCATATCGATCATAATGGCTGGGATGATATTGGATACCACCAAGGCATCGAACTCATCGGAACGACATACGAATCCATATTCGGCCGCCCCTGGGATCACGTCGGCGCTCACACCATCGGGCAGAACGGGGTCTCACTCGGCCTCTGTCTCATCGGTAATTTTTCATTAGCCGAACCACCGCGCGCCCAACTTATCGCCGCTGCCGCTTTCGTCTCGTTTTGGATGAGGCATTATCAAATCCCGTTGACGGAAATTTGGCCTCATTCACACTTCAACGCTACCGAATGCCCGGGGACGAAATTCCCGTGGGACAATTTCATCGATCTCGTAAAGGTCGCAAGCGCATGACCAAGTTCATCGCCTGGATTCTCTCCAATAAAACCGTCAGCCTGATCCTGGCCGGCCTTCTGGTATTCGGCGTCATCGTCGGCTACCAGACGTTCCAAATGTCCGGCGAGTCCCAAGTGTACCTCGCGGAATTGAGCGCGGCCAAGGCCCATGAAAAAACGGTAGAGGCCAAGGCCGACCAGGATCGAGTGGCGGCGATTGCGGATATCGCCGCGCAGAATATCGCAATCTCAGATCTCCGTGATTCCCTGACCGGGAAAGACAAGACGATTGCAAGCCTGACTGCGCACCAAATGGGACTCGAAACTGCCCTAGCCGCGGCCAAGACGGACGCCGAGCGCGTACCGATCCTGACCGCCCTTGTCTCGGATTGGACCGAGAAATTTACGCTGTCCGAATCCAAATGCGCGTCTTATGAGGGCATAGTCTTCAATCTCCGCGCCCAACTTGCGGACAAGGACGTAGTCATCGGAGCATGGAAATCGCAGTTCGATGCCTGCGCCCTGACCGTATCGGCCGGCGACAAGGCAGTCTCATCTCTCCGCGCGGATCTGCGCCGGGCGAAGTTTTGGGGCACGGTTAAGAGCGGGGTCGTCCTCGCCCTCACCGCCGAAGTCATTTACAAACTCATCAAGAAATAGGGGATCGCCATGCAGGACTTAACCGCCACAACGAAAGCCCTCAACGATATCCTGGGTGCCATAAAATCAGCGGGATGGCTCGCTATCGCTGCTCTTCTCATCATCGGAGCCGTCTTGATCGCCAAGCCCTTACTCAATCGCCAACGCAAAGCGACGCAGGAAGTAAATGTAACGGTTCCGACTCCAGCAATCGAAGGACCGGACAGGGGGACCCCGACCTGCTCGCTCCATTCCGGAGTCGTTGCCCAACTCGACGAGCTTCACCAATTTCGATCAGACAATAAGGCAGATCACGAGAAAATATTCGACAAGCTCGATGGATTGTCAACGGCTGTGATAGGGGCGGTTAACGATGCGGCCCAAGCGGCGGCAGCCGCGACTTCTATCGCGCAAAGACGAAGACCATGATCCTCGCCATGTGCGTTTTCATCTCCGTCGCGCTCCTCGTCTCCGTCTGGGCGTTCACCAAAAAGAAATGACCATGCCAAACAAGAAGACCGTCTGTCCCAAGACGAAGCGGAAGTCTGCCCTGAATCCGAAACAGGCGCTCTTCGTCCTTGAATACCTCATCGATCATAACGCAACGCAGGCATATATTCGATCCGGATACTCTCCGAAAACTGCAGAAGTCAATGCCTGTTTTCTCATAAGGAACCATAAGGTTGCGGAAGCAATCGCCAAAGGCGAGGAAAAAGCGGCCGCCAAAGCAGAGATAACCAGGGAAAGATGGCTTAACGAACACGCCAGCATTGGATTCCTTGATCCTATCGATATCTATAACGATGATGGGTCAATTAAGAAGATGAGCGAAATGCCCGAACGTGCTCGCCGGGCTATTTCCGAATTTACCGTGGCCGAGATTTTTGATGATGCTGAGGCCGAACAAAAGCACGTCATCGGTTTAGTCAAGAGAATGCGGTTACATTCCAAGGCCGAATCCCTGAAACAGATCGGGGAAGCCTGCGGATTCCTTAAGGGCCAACCGATCGTATTCCCTGAAAACGTAACTTTCCGTTTCGTCTATGCCGAGCCGAAGAAACCATGAACGCCGCAACCGAATATCGGGACATCGTTCTTCCATATGAACTCAAACCGTGGCAGATCGAAGTTAAGGCCGCTCCGCAACGATTCAAGGGCATCGCAGCCGGAGGACGATCGGGAAAAACTACCCTTGCTGTAGACTGGCTTGTCACGTCGGCCCCGGCCGATGATATGCGCTTGGGCGATGCCATGAGCTGGTATGTCGGTCCGACTTACACGGCGGCGGAAGATATCGCTTGGGGCAAACTCAAGATGAATATTCGCCCGCTCCAGGCTCATGGGTTGGTTAAACGAATTTACGAAGGCGATATGTCCATTGAGTTTGTTGGCGGTCAATGGATTCAGCTCAAGGGCGGTGACAATCCCGACTCTCTGCGCGGAGTGAAATTGCGGCGTCTAGTTCTCGATGAATTCGATATCGAGAAATGGGAACTCTGGGAAGAAGTGCTGGCCCCAAGGACGGCTGACTATCAGGCCCCGGTTATGTTCATCGGGACTCCGAAGGGCTATCACAATTTGCATCGTATCCGGGAAATGTCCCTGAAATATCCTGATGAATGGTATTTTAAATCCATAAAAACATCCGACGCCGGGACTATCCCGCAAGCGGAAATAGAGAGAGCCAGGCGCGACATGGACCCGCGCGTGTTTAGGCAGGAATTCGAGGCCAGTTTCGAGACCTTCGGGGGCCGCGTCTTCGCGGATTTTGACCGCACAAAGCACGCCCCAAAAACTCTGTCATTCATGCCCAACGCTGAATATTGTGTTGGCATGGACTTCGGATGGTCAGCTCCTACGGCGTGCCTGCTCATCAATATCGACGCCGTCGAAAACGTCTATATATTCGATGAAATCCGGGCCGTAGAAACGCCGATTGCAAAGACGGCAAAGGAAATCCTAGCCCGCGTTCCGATTGATATTGCCGGGAAGGCACGGGCTCCGCAGATCATCTATTGCGACCCCGCCGGAGACTCGAAAAACGAGGCCGTGGGAACATCCAGCGTCGTCGAATTGAAGGTTGCCCTTAATGGAACAAAAATAATCTATATGCGCAATTACAAGGGTGTTATCCAGGACGGTCTTGATATCATCCGTAAATGGATGCGGAATAATAAGCTCTTCATTTCTACGAAGTGCGTCAACTTGATTCAGGCCCTAGAAATGTATCGCTATCCCGATCCGAAGGGTGACATTAAAAGCGAGGACCCGTTGAAAGACGGAATCTCAGACCATTGGTGTGACGCGCTCCGCTATTTCTTCGCTAATCGATTCCCCGTCAGCCCCAGCGTTTGGAGGGCCATGTAATGATTAACCTCTTCAAACCCTGGGCCTCTACCATCGTCGCCAGGCGCGTCCTGGAAAAGAGATGGCGTGCCGATCTTCAACGCCGGAACGAAATGGAACTCCGGCTGGACCTGTACCAAGATAACTATCAGGGTCCAGTTGAGGATGCACTGAAGGCCGTGTATTGCCCGGAGCTTTATGACCGGATTCGTTTTTACATTAACGGCAGTCAAAACGTCCTAAAGCGTGTGGTCAACGAAGTCTCGATGGTCTACAAGGCCGAAGCCAAACGGACATTGGACAAACCGTCTCCGCGATATGATGAGCTGAAGGATTCTCTCGATTATCCGACGAAAATGAAGTCCGTGAATCGATATACGACGCTGATGAACGAGACCGCCTTAAAGATCAGCGTTCGGCGTGGCGAGATTATGTATGACCTCATCACGCCCAACGTCTGCGGCGTCATCGTTGACGAACACGATCCGACATGGCCGATTTCAGTTTGGTTTCAGACCATTGTTTACGACAAAGACAATCTGCCTAAAATGGCCTATCACTATTACTACGAAGATGGCTCCGTAGAGCTTTTAGATTACAACTGGAATACCCAGGGCATGATCTACACGGCAGAGGATACGCCCTATAAGTATGAGGACGGAACGCCGTTTCTGCCCTTTGTTTTCTTCCATAAGACCGAGCCGATCGACGTTTTTCTGGACATGGATTCTGGGAGAGATTTAATCAGCGCGGCGATTGCGCTGCACATGAAGAACACGCTCCTAGACTATTATTTCAAGAACGCCAGCCATAAGCAGATTTATTTGATCGGCGATGACGTGAAGATTCCGTCAAACCAGTTGTCCGATCCTTCGGCGGTGCTGATTGCCCAGCATGGACCGCATGGGAGTGCCCAGATTGGAACACTGGATCTTCAGAACCGGATGGCTGAATTAGTCCAGGCACAAACCTATCAGATCAACGGCGTCATCAATAACTATGGCATCAGCGCAGATGCCTGGAGCATGAAGATATCGGAAGTATCGGGTCGGGCGCTGAAGATCAGAAATCGTGCTCTCCTGGAGGCCCGCGAGGATCAACTCCCGCTCTATCATCGATATGAGAAGGAGCTGTTTGAGAAGACGCGGGCAGTCAATAACAACCTGGCCGGTGGGACGGATGAAAAGGGTGACAGACTGGATTGGGAAATTATTCCTTGGGACGCCGAGTTTACCGTTGACTTTGGCGAGATTGATTTCCCGGAAGACCCGGCCGTGGAGATTGACCTAGAGACACGTAAACTCCAGGGGGGCATAATCAGCCTCGGAAAGTTCTATCAGCATTTCAACCCCGACGTGGAAGATGAGAAGGATGCCGAGAAAGCCATCATCGATAATCTGACCAAATTGGGGAAAATGCGCGAACAATCTCCGGACCTAGACAAGGCGCTGAATGAAATCTTTAAGGAAGGCGGAACAGGAATGGCTGGGGGTGCATCTGGGGAGCCCGGGGCTGGCGGGCAGCAACCGGATCAGGGTGGGGCAGTAGGGAAACCGACATCGGCGGCCCAGATGGGAGACGTTTCTAGGAGTCTGGCATAATGGCTAAACTTCGCGAGAGCATCCGGCGCGTTCAGATCCTAGAGAATCAGGCATCTGATAAGGCCGGAGTCGCAATGCTCGCGTTCGATGAATCGAAAGCGAACTCGGGATCTTATCGCAAACAATGGATCGACAAAATGACGAAATACATAACCCCGGAGGCCGTCAAAGCGGCGGCAGAGGGCAAGAAATTGGTTGCGGAGGTTTTACAAAAATGAAAAAGAAATTGATTGGTCTTGTTCTCATCTTGGCTTTGGCTGGCCTTGGCATGGCGGCCCGGGATAACCTCTCCTCCGGATTCTCCTTGGCCTTGGGAGAGGTTCGATACGCCACAAACCAATACTGGCTATCAAACGGAAATTTCAGGACCGATGGTGTTATCGAGTCGTTCGGCCCCGGAACATCTAACGGCAATGGTCTGAAGCTCTACTCTGAACCGGGCATCAGCGGATTGCTGACGATGACTTCGGCCGGCGTGTTCTCGTTTTCAGTTGAAACGAAGGCACCGACTTTCACAGGCCAACTTGTTCGGGGATATTATGCGCAGGCATTAACGGCCAGCGCAACCGAAGGTTATGCTGGCGCGTTTCGTCTAACCCCGCTTTATGTCGGGGACGGTATAATCGCAACCGTTGTCGTTCACACGGCTGGGACAGGCTACAAGGTCAACGATGTTCTGGCCGTGGCTAGTGGGACGGGTGGAACGGTGACGGTTGCCTCGATTAGTGGAGGAGGGGGAACTGGCCCAGTTACGGCAGTTACAGTTTCGGCCGGAGGACTCGGATATACTCCCACGGCCGGACTCATAACGACTGGAGGGTTCGGTACCGGCTGCAAGATCACGGTTTCGACGGTGACGGCGCGAACAATCACTCGGCATAACTATATTGACATAAACGACATCACTCTGACTTATGGTGCGGCGGTGCCGAATGCGACGGTATTCCGTTTCGACGCCAACGCCGGGACTCATAAGGCAGTCGATTCCGCGTCCGGTTTCGCTACGGCGGGATGGATTAAGGTCAACCTCAATGGAACATTGACCTATATCCCGCTCATGTCTGCTACGTCGGCAGTTGGATCTTCGTCCTTGTCCTTGCTCACTCTAAAAGGGACGGGTGCCTATGACACTTCAATCCAGGCGGGGGCGGCAAGCGCAAGCAAAACCTACACGCTGCCGTTGACGGATGGGACATCAGGTCAGGCATTAACCACAAATGGATCTGCAGTATTATCGTGGGGTCCGGCTGCGGGGCTAACGGCGTTTTCATCCTCGGCAACGGGTTTGACCTATACCAATACAACCGGAGTTTTTAGTCTCACGGCGGGCTACATGATTCCGGGCGGCGGGACGCAGTATCAAGTCCTGATGAGTCAGGGTGCATCTGCCCCATCATTCTCTACGCCGACTTTTTCCGTAACGGCGACGGCGGGTAACGCCCTGATCGGAGACGGGACAAATTGGACCTCGGCCGATATCCTCTCCTCGGTTCCTACGGGGCTCACATACACCACGTCGACACGAGCCCTATCTCTCACGGCGAATTACACTATCCCCGGAACGGCGAATGTTCTTGGAATCACTTATGGCGGGACGGGAGCCGCGACATTTGCCTTGAATGGGATTCTTTACGGAAATGCCGCTTCCCCCGTTGGCGTGACGGCGATCGGGGCCGAAGGCCAGATCCTTCGCGTTGGCGCTACCCCATTTGTTCCGGCGTGGACAACGGCAACTTACCCTGCCACGGCGACAACGACCGGCGCATATCTTCGGGCCGACGGAACGAATTGGATTTCCTCAACGCTCATCCTTCCAAACGCCGGGACGATTTATAAACTTCCCGTCTATTCGGCCGCTAATACGATCACCGAGTTGGCCGCGGTTGGCGCGACGGGCGAGTATCTCGCGGGCGCGACGGGCGCGATTCCGTCATGGGCCACTCTTAATCAAGCCGCCGTCGCCGGACTCACTACTTCAGACACACCTTCGTTTGTCGGGATCAAGTCCACGGGATCCCAGATCACCCCAGGAAGCGGGGCCGGATTGACCGTGAACAGCGCGGGTAACGCGGTTCATCAGGTTTATAAAGTCACGGTCACATTTGCGGGCTATTCCGTCGCGGACTTGACGGCAGACAAGGTCATCGCTACCCTACCGGCAAAAACGAAACTCATCGCGATGTACGCGGATACAACCGTCCCTTATACTGGAGGAACCGTAGCAGCGGCGACGCTCATGGTTGGCAAGGGAAGCGGCGGTGCTGAATATCTCGCTGTCCATGATGTCCTGTCCAGCGTGATCACAAAGGGTTTGCTCGATGCCGACATGGGGACGGAATTGCTCCATGCGGCCACTATCCAGGGTGGGGCCGTGGTGAACTGGACCGGAACAATTGCCGTCACCGTTCGAATTACAACGACCGTCGATACTTGTGATCATCTGACGGCCGGATCAACCACATTCTATCTCATTACTGAGAGATATTGACTATGAGAGACGGAATTATCTAAGAGGTAAAACATGTCAAACTCAGTCTATAACGGACGCTATTACTTATTGGACACGATCGGAGTGATTCAGGGGGGACCGCTGGCCTTAGTGGAGGCAATTCTCTTCCCAAATGCAGCCGCCGATGCCGCGACGCTTGGATCATGGAATGAGGGGGCGACTCCAAAGTCAAGCGTGGCCGGCGGGACTGTTTCGGTAACGTCAACAAATACGATCACATGCTCCGGAGCATTCACCACGGGCAAGGTCGCCGTTGGCGATATCATCCGTATCACCAAAAGTCCCACCGGAAATAACCTCGGCTGGTATCTTGTGGCGACGCGCAGTTCCGATAATGCGATCATCATTACGGGGGCCGCTCTTTCCAACGACACGGGCTCGGTATACGATTTCTCGATCTGGACTCCGCAAACGGAACTCTATCTAAAGGCCGAGGGAACAACCGGGGCGGTTGCCCCGTTCGTCCTTCCATTCATGGAGGAGGGCGGGAGGAAGTTCAACAACCTGGTTCTCTTGGTCATCGACAGGAGTGCCAAGGTCGAATTACTGCTAAAGGGTTGACCATGACAAACGGCCGCAACGCACACGCCGAACTTCTCCGGATCAAACTGGACATGCTGATCCGGCATTTCTCGGAACGGCGACGTCTGTATGTGGCTGAGAACAAGATCAAGGGCATGACCTCGGCTTCGATGAAAGGGCAGAAAGACCGGGAGCTATCGACCTGGAATATGGAACGTGGCAAGTTGACGAAGGACATAAAGCGCGAAGTCTCCGGTTTTATCAACAGCGTGTTCATGGCCGGATACCTGGGTCGATTTTCTAGCGGGGCGAAGAGATCGCCCGTCCTGGGTCATCCTGGCGCGAAATAGGGGCATAAATGGCCGACATAGCGGGCACGGAATTCAAGGACATCGAAAGCCTTGCCGACTATGAGGGAAACCTTACCAATGTCGTCCTCTCTCATAATCCTTGCCCGGATTGCATTGAATGTAACGGACAATCAATGACCTATGCGGAGTGGGAAGATTCAGAGTGGGGCCTCCCCGGGTCCGATGGCCGGGTCTGTACCGATAGTTGCCATTGTATCCTTGTTCCAGACGGCGTCATGGACAATCTGCCGGCCATTGGAGATCAGGTTAAACTCCGCGGCGATGATGGGACGGATATCCTCAAGATCATCGATATCGGACCGAACGAGGACGGCTTGAAGACGCTCATGGAGGAGTGGTACAGCCTCGGGAACCAAAAACTCCCGCCCGAGATTTACGACATGCCATTTGAGGAAATTGAAGCGTATATGAAAAGACAACTATCAGAATTCAGAAGCCAACTCGGGGACGTGAGGATCTAATGCCTGAAATAGGAGTGACTATCAAGGGTGTTCCCGAAGCGCTGAAAATGCTGGAAGACATCCAGGCGGTCCTTATCGATCCCGCGCCGATGCAGGGAATGTGCGATGACGTGAAGACAAAAATTCTCATGAATACGGCGCTCGGCCTCGATTATCAAGGCAAGAGTTTTGAGCCATATAGCGAACAGTATGGCAAGAAAAAGATGGGCCAGACCGCGACGGGAAGGCCAAATCTGAAGGTGACGGGGACAATGCTGGATTCGATTCAGGCTAAGGCATTTTCGCATGAACATGGTGAAGTCCGGGTAACGAATGAAGAGTTAATAGCCCAACTTCATAATCAAGGGGGCCCCAAATCTGGCTGTCCTCCGAAACGTGAGTTTATGAACGTGACCAAGAATTTCATTTTGACCTTAGTGAAAAAGTGGTTCGACGATCCACTGATGAAAATAATTGGGAGACGCTGATGCCATTAAGCAAGGGTGGGAACAAAGTCATGGCTCACATGAAGCAGACCTACGGCAGCAAAGCGAAAGCCGAGGAGGTTTTCTACGCTTCGATGAACGCACACAAGCCGGGATCGGCGAAGTGGGAAAAGAATCCTAAGAAAGGAAAATAAATAATAGGAGGCCAAGCATGGCAACAAAAGAAGAGCAGGACGCTCTGGACAAGGCCGCGGCCGATAAAAAGGCGGCGGAAGAGGTGGGCAAGAAACCCGACGCAGTTTTGACGGAGCTCATGAAAGACCCGGAAAAGTTGGCCGCGTATTTCGACCACCAGACGGAGGCAAAACGCAAAGCCAACGAAGAGGCGAAAGCATCGCGTCTAAAGCTCGAAGAGTATGAAAAGGCCGACAGGGCCAGGCAAGAAGCCGCTCTTCAAGAGCAGGGTAAATTTAAGGAGCTGGCAGAGAAGCACAAAGCCGAGGCCGAACAAGCAAAGGCCAACTTGGCGGCAACGTTGATCGACTTCCGCGTTGAGATTGAAGCCATCCAGGCCGGAGCCATCGACGCCGAAGACGTGAAGCGCCTGATTGATCGTTCCGCGGTCAAACTCGCGGCGGACGGGAAGTCCATCGAGGGCGCAAAGGAAGCGGTGGATGCACTCAAGGCGAGCAAGCCCCATCTCTTCAAATCCGACGTCAAGCCGAATCCTGCGCAAGTCAAACCTGAGGCAAAGGCTTCTCTGAGGCAATTGCCCTCCGGAGCAGACATGGGAGAATCTCCCGAGATGCTTCTTGAGCGGGGGCTAAAGATCAAGAAATAGAGAGGTAAACAAACATGGGTATGACATTGGTGGAAGCCGCGAAACTCGCGGAAAATGACCTAACGAAAGGGGTCATCAGCATTTTCGCCCTGGGCTCGCCCATCTTGGGTCGGCTCACTTTCGAGGACGCTCCGGGCGGCGTCTATCCCTACAACGTCGAAACCACGTTGCCCGGGATCGCTTTCCGTGCCGTCAACGGCACCTATACCCAGAGCTCTGGTATCCTGACTCCTCATGTCGAGAAGGTCAAGATCCTGGGCGGCGAGTGCGATTACGACATCGCTCTCTATCGCCGATTTGGAGAAGCCCGCAGAATCCTGGACATTAAGGGCAAGATCACGGCCCAGGCCCGGTACTTCGACAAGATGTTCTTCGACGGCGACGAAGCCAGCGATCCGCTTCAATTCGATGGATTGAACAAGAGGCTCATTCCCGACGTGGGAACGGACCTGGATGCTCATCGCGTCATTTACGTCGATGGTTCCGGGACGGCCGGTGCGGCTCTGACAGAGAATGCTGTCCAGCGGCTCATCGACAGCATCTACGGCGGGCCCCCGGATATGATCTGCATGGGCAAGTTCACTCACCGGCAGATGTCAAATCTGTTCAAGGGATCGACCCTATGGGCCTTTGCCGAACCGAACTATTTCGGCTATCGGCCCCAGACATTCTCGGGAATCGAAATCGCCATCATCGATCGCGACAACCAGGACAACGTGATCTTGGCCGCGGATGAGACTGTTGGCACTTCATCGGCGATGTGTTCTTCGATGTATGCCCTTAAATTCGGTCCCCAGTTCCTGAGCGGAATCCAGACCGCCATGCCGAGCGCCAAGGACTTCGGTGAGATCCCCAGCGCTCCCGTCATGCGGTTTCGCTCCGATTGGGATTGTGGCATCAAGATCGAACATCCCCGCTGCGCAAGCCGCCTAGCTGGCATTCTCGCCGCTGCTGGCGTGCTGTAAGGAGAAAGACTATGAGCATCATCGCTCTCAAGGAAAGCAAAATTCAGCCCGATTCTAACCTGTACCTGAAGGCGTCGGGCGCGGAGACCGCAGACACCGCCCAAACCGCCCTTGCGGTTGGACCTTTCCTCAACGGCAAGGTCAGTGTCGTCTGCACGGCCGGTTTCGCTACGGGGACGCTGCTCCTCTTCATCGAGCAGTCCGACACTCTCGGCGGAACCTTTACGGACGATCAACTCGCGGAATCCCCGGTCATCGCTGGGGCATCCGCCAACGCGGGCAAAGTCATTTGGGAAACGCCCATTTATGCGACGAAGTTGTATGTTCGCGTGCGGTCGACGCATGAGAGCAGCACCGGAGCCGTGAGCAAGACTTACCAGGTCATTCTGGACCTGGGCAACGTCTGCTAAGACGCGGAGAAAACGCCATGCCGATTTTCGTTCTCAAACATCCGAGCTCGGATTATCAGGGGTTCGCGCATGGCGTGGACTTCGTGAAAGGTAAGGGCTCGACATCCAACGAATCCGACAAGGATTTCTTAGTGTCCCGAATCGGATGCGAAGTCATCGAGACCCAAGGTCAAGGAAAATCGGCGGGAGTCGCGCAATCGGCTCCCGCCTCTATCTCTGCCGAGTACAAGTCCGATGAACAGGCCATTGCCGACATGAACAGGAGCATGACGATTGCTGAGGCCGGAAAGAAGCGTGGGCCCGGCCGTCCGGCGCGTGGTCGGGGATAACCACCATGAACGTTGAAGTTCTGACTGAAGATCAGGCTGTCCGGGGATTGGATTATCCCATTGAAATCAAGGTGTATGCGGCGGGTGTCCAGATCAAACCCAGTTCGGCGACGATTACAGTCCAAGGGAATGACGGATCGGTATGGGTCAATGCGGCTGCCTCAACCGTGAATAGCTCAACGGGGACGATCACTTACACATTGGATGAGGATTACACGGGAACCCTTGCCGAGAACTGTATCATCCAGATTGTCTATATCGTCAGTTCCGTTTCTTATCAAGGGACATTCTTGTTTGACGTAGTGATTCAGCCTCTTCGCCTAAACGTCATCGACGCCGACTTGACGGCCTATGAACCGCGGCTTGCGGATGGCAAATGGTCGTCACAGACTAATTTCGACGCTCAAATCCAAGAGGCGTTCCGAGTCATTAAGCGGGACATCAAGAATAAGGGCAAACGGCCCGTTCTCATCATTGACGGCGCTCAAGTCCGGGAACTAATAATCCTCAAGACTTTCGAGATTATCTTTCTGTCATGGATTAAAGCAACCGGAGACATATTTCAGGTTAAGCAGGAAAAGTATTATGAAAAATATGGACTCGCACTTGAGGCCATCATCCTGAAATATGATGAGAACGAAAGCGGGACGATCGAGGCCAAATACGAAGACCAAGAAGCCTTTGGTCAACCGATGCTGAGGCGATAATGTCCGGAGTAATTGGAACCATCGTGGCGGCAGTGGAGACGTGCGTAACCGCGCTCGGGTACACACTGTCTGATAATGTCTTCAATTTCGACTGCGTCCCGGATTCGGTCATCGACAAGTCCTATTTCATCGAGATCAAACAGAATAAAGCGACCTATTTTTCCGGTCACAAGAAAGAGGCTGTCGATGAAATGATGGTTTGGCTGGCTTTCAAAAAAGACCGCGATCCTCATGCGACTCGGAATGTCGCTATTGACGCCCGCGAAACGCTCGAATCCGGGATCATGAACAACGCCGCACTTCTGGCGCTCCCGTCGGACCCCATCATCACCATGGACGGAGAGGCTTCTCTGACAAAGGAATTCGACGATTATTTGATGATGAAACTCGTATTTTTCATTGATTATCTTCGGAGCGTGGCTCCGTAAAGAGAGGAAAAACCATGATCGAAACAAGAAGGTTTGTTTGGCTCTTAGGATCAGGAGTGTCCCGAAAGAAGGCGGCCCTGATCCAGGGTGCGGAGCATGATGTCGAATCCCACGGCGCGGAAGTCGTTGCCGAATGGGTCAAGACGGGCGCGGCCAAATATGCCGATACGCCCAAGGCCAAAAAGGCCACGGAGTAAAAAACATGGCTACAGCTACCTATCCCTCAGAACGATTTTACGCGGCTGGCGTTGCCACGGGCTCGGCCTGGGGCACGGCTGTCGCTGTCGGCGCGGCTAAGGGCGTCTTCATCCTCAAGGATGGCGGACTCTCGCTGAAACAGAAGTACATTCAAAACGATGAAATCGACCAGATCATGGCTAAGGGGGGGACACTCGGTCCGGTCGAGGCGATTGATTTCGCCCCCGAGTTCGCCCTTCGCTATGATCCTGGAATGCTCGGGAGCCTCATCGCTTCCCTCTTCGGAACAGCAGGCACCCCGTCGGGGACGGCCCCGACCGGGTATACCCATCTCTTCCCCTGGGCCGATGAATACGCAAAATTCTTCACCTTCGCTATCGAGCGACCGGGCCATATCTGGGAAGTGGCGAGCTGCGTTCCGCACAAACTCTCGATCAAGGTCAACGCCGGATTCATGCACGCGGTCGTCAGTCTCCGCGGCAATAACCTCATCGACTCATCCGCCACCAATACCGATACGCAGATGGCGGCCCTGACCTATGTCGATACCGGACATCGGATAAGGCTATCAGAATGCGTTTTGCGGATGAACTTATCCAGCGGGGCGGCCCTTTCCGGTAGCGATGCTCTTGACGTGAGCGAAATCGAACTAGACTTTGAGCGCCCGATGGACGCTCTGCCGTTCGCGGGAACTATCGGAATCGGCCTGCCGAAGGAAAACGCATTTTCTAAGATCACGGTCAAGATCAAGCTCCCGAGAGCGAGCGCAGCGAATGTTCTCTATCTGTCGTCTATCTTCCAGGCCGAAGTCCCGCAGAAAATGGACATCACGTTTACCGGAGGCGTCATCGCCACAACTTATCACTACGCCGCAGTTTTCTCGTTCCAACGCCTAATCCTTATCGATCCCCCGGCCGTCCCATTGGACAAACTCATGACGACTACGCTGACATTTGAGGCGCAGGAAGCGGCGGCGGCCCCCACGGGCATGGCCGGCGTCCGGCCCAGCATGGGCCTTGTGAATCTTCAAGCGACAGATTATCTCGCGTAACCGTCCAAGATGGGCGAAAGGAATCCAAGCATGGATATAACCGCACTCGATCAAGGCGCCTGGTTCGATTTTCCGATGACCAAGGGCCGACTATTGAAATTGAAACTCCGGCCGGCGAGTGGGGCGGAGAAGATCGACTTATCCGAGAAATTCAGTGGTACGCAGATGGGCCGCATCGCCGTTGCATTTGCGCCTTTCGTCGTGGGCTGGAATCTGACGAAGGGCGAAGATCCCGTCCCCTGTAATGACGAGACGAAGATCCAATACCTGAATTTCTACTTGCTCGAAGAGTTCGTCCAGGATGTGCCTCCGCTTGGCGAGGATGGCCCGCCCCGAAAAGATATCTGGCTCAAGATTTATGAGATCATCGGGAGTCTGGATTTTTTCTCTCTGGGCTGAGGCGTTACCTAGAATGGCATGAGGTCTACGCCAACGCCTGCGATTGGGCGACGATCGGCGTCGGAAAGGCGGCTTGCCAGAATCCGCCGACGATGAACGCAGAGGATGCCTTGGCCTGGGCTTGGACGGTAGAGAACGTGAGATTGAATCCGATGCTTATGAATGGTGATGATCAGGCGGGGATGATTCCCTGGCTTATTGAAAAGATCGGACTCCGTGGCGCGGGATTAAACGTCTTTCTCCGCAAGGTTGGGTTGATCCTGGAGATGTTTAAGCGGATCGACGCGGAAGTGGCGGTAAAGGAATAAGCAAATGCCGGATGTGGCGATTGATATCAAGGCCTCTACCGGGGGGACGGAAAAAGCTCCTCGCGATATGGCATCCGCTCTTAAGGAAATGGACCGGGCGGCACAGGATAGCGGAACTTCTTGCAAATCACTTTGGGGGCAAGTCGCCCTCGGCGCGGCCGCTTGGGACTTGACGAAAAGGGCCGCCCAGGGAGCGATAGATGTTATCAAGGGATCAATCCAGGGGGCGATTGATCGGGAGAATTCCGAAAAAGCCTTGACTTCAGCCCTTGAAATCACGGGGCGAACCGTCGAGGGGAATAAGTCTCATTACGACGATTTCGCCACGGCGCAGAAAAACGCGACGCTTTATACGCGGGATCAAATTGAGGCCGCCCAAACCCTGCTCTTACAGTTGACGAACCTAGATCAAAATGGGGTTGATCGGGCCACAAAGGGCGCGATGGGCTTGGCTACGGTCATGGGGATCGACCTGGAAAGCGCGACCCGGCTCGTGACGAAGGCGATGGAGGGGAACTATACGGCGTTGGCCCGGATCGGAATCAAGGTCGATCAGAACTTACCGCCGCAGGAAAAACAGGCGGCACTCTTAGCTCAATTAGACAAGCTCTACGGCCGGGCTACGGCCGCAACCGAGACCTTCGGCGGACAGTTGATCCAGGACAAAAAGGCCGTCGATGAAGCAGGGGTATCGCTTGGAAAGTTAATCATCGAGGGTCTGACGCCATTAGCTAAGGCCGCCGGGAGCGCGGCGCAGTTGATCCTCGGCCTCATCGATGCAGAAGATCAATTATCGAAATCAACAAAGACGGCCGATGACCGAAACGTCGAATACGGGAACCGTCTAGCCGGTGCGGCGATGCAGATCGACGGCCTAAAAACAAAATATGGAGCGCTCGCTTATTCGGCCAGAGAATATTCTCAGGCCCAATATGACGATATCGAAATGATGTCGCATGGGACAAAAAGCTACGCCGAAATGAAGGCAGAGTTGGATAAGTCCGGGGCATCCTATACAATCAACACGGCCCTGCTTAAGAAATATATAGAACAGGCTGGATATGGGGCTGCCATCCATGAAATTTTGGCGAAGACGGCCCGGCCGGTTCCGGCCGCTATCAATGAAATCGGAGACGCTTCCGGTAAGGCGTCCACCAAACTCGCGGAACTTAAAAAAGAATTCAAAATCGAGACGATTGACGATTTCAAAAAGCAACTTGCCGACGCCGACTTGGCCTTGAAGACATTCGGCGCGTCCATGCCGAAGGATGAGGCGCAGGCGTTAAAAGATAAAATTACGGTCCTTAAAAACGAGATCGGAATATTCGACGGGACGTTGGCGAAATTACCCCCCAACTTTCGCGACATGAACAGAGTCCTCAAAGACGCCGCCGATGAATTCAAGGACGGACAAACATTCGCCTATGAATATGAAAAAGTTTTGGATTCCCTTGGCCGCAATACAACGGTCCAATTAAAAGCCAAACTCAAGGATTTGCTCCAACAGGAAAAGGACCTGTCCACGGAAGACGCGAGAGCCCGCATGACCGCCTTGGAATATGCCAAGGCTATGGAAGACCTGGAAAAGAAAATAAGGGCGCTGACCAGCGGAGAAAAAGAAAACATCCCCACAACTCAGCAAATGGAAGGTGCCTTTGAAAAAGCATTCAATAAAATCAAACAAGATGCGGCTCAATGTATGCAGGCTTTTGACGGCGTATTCTCCGCGGCCTTCGCGGCCAGAAGTCAGGAAATAGATAACCTAGAAACGCAGGAAAAGGCGTCTCTTGATTCAACATATCAGGCCCAAGTGGCCGCCATCAATGCCTCAACAGCAGATCAGGCGACTAAGGATCAAGAGTTAAAAGATTTGGCGACGAAGTACGCGGCGGACACAAAGGCCATCGATGACCAAATCGCCAGGGACAAGCGAAAACTTGCGCATGATGAAGCTGCCGCCCATAAGGTGACGGCCATCACTAGCGCAACAATAAACATGGCCGAGGCTATAACCAAGGCGTTCACGGCTGGACCTCTGGTCGGGCAAATCTTAGCCGGAATCACGGCAGCTCTGTGCGCGGCTGAAATCGCTATCATCGCCGCCTCCCCTCTTCCGGCCCTGGCAACGGGCGGATCGGTTCAGGAAACGGGCGCGGCCGTAGTCCATCAGGGTGAAGTCGTACTTAATGCAGGCCAGGTTGACGCTATCAGCCGCGGCCAAAGCGGAGCGCAGACGATCCGCCTCTATCAGACCATCAATATCGGCGGAAATAAATTACAGAAAATCGTCACGGATATTGTTCAAACCGGATTCGATAATAAGGGTTTCCGGGTGAAGTCTGCCGTGGTGCAATAATGCAGAATCTTCGTATCATACCCGTAAATTTGTGGCGCGAAGGGCTGATGCTCGGGGCATCAAGCGAGGATTCCGAGTATCCGGCAGAATCGACGCAGGATGACGATACTTCTTTTGTTTGGCGGTCTGCGGATGCGGCACTCACCCCAACGATTGACATTGATCTTGGGTCGGCTTATGCATACGACTACGTAGCCCTCTTAAATCATAACCTCACGTCAGCGGCGACGATTGAGATTCAGGGCGCGGATGATGATGCTTTTTCGATCAACGTCGTTACTGATACCCTTGATTTCAATGGTCAGAATATCCGATCCTTTCTGACCTCGGCCAGGACGAAACGATATGTCCGCGTCTATATTCAGGACGCTTCCAATCCCTCGAATTATATTCAGATCGGGACAATCATCGTCGGCCAGTTCGTTGACTTGGGCTCTCCGATCATGGGCGCAGGATACGAGGACGGTTTCGGCGATGACTCGGTATTGGGGGCAGCGGATAGTGGAAACGAATATCTTGTCCAGGAACGGTTGAGGCGCGAATCCATGGCCTTTCAAATCCGACTCACGGAGACCACGCGGGCGAATGTCAATAATGCCATTTATGCGGCCGGATTATTCCAGGCCATTGAGTTCTGCTTTGACTACACGACACCCAATTTCAATACGATTTGGGCGAAGATCATAACGATAAATCGCGTAGCCTATTCTCATCCAAACTATTGGACCTGGGCAGTTGAAATCAAGGCGAGTCTATAATGATCGAGCCAAGTAACTGCCGGGCATTTCCGCAGGGATTCAGTTCAATCCTTGTTCAATGGACCCCTGGCTATCAATCGGGGGACCCCGGAAACGTCATCAAGGCCAACGTTTATTATAGACTCCAATATGCGGGAGCGTGGATACTTTGGGCGGTTTTTTATGGGAATCAGGGTACTAGTTTAGTCAGCGGTTTAAGAGACGGATCGGCCTATGATTTTTATGTAGGGAATAGCGTCGGAGACTCAAATGCGATCACGGCG